AATCATGGGATGAGTGATGGCACTAACCTAACACAAATCAATATAGCAGTTAAACCAATACTAGGAGGTAAAAGTGTTTCAACAGACATCAGCGACGAAAAGGTTATTGAAGCTGAAGAAGAGAATTAGAGCAGTAGGTGGTGGAACAGGTGCCAGTAAGACCATCTCAATCCTTTTATGGCTCATAGACTATGCTCAACACGCACAGAATAGACTGATTAGTGTTGTATCTGAGTCTTTTCCTCACTTAAAAAGGGGAGCGATTAGGGACTTCCTTAACATAATGGAGCAACACAAATACTTCAAACCTAAACGCTGGAACAAGACAGATTACACCTATACATTTCCAAGTAAAAGTAAGATAGAGTTCTTTTCGGCAGATCAGCCAGGCAAAGTAAGAGGACCACGCAGAGACATACTATTTATCAACGAGGCCAATAATATATCTTATGAGACATTCACCCAACTAGAAGTCAGAACAAATAGAATCATATGGCTAGACTGGAACCCGGTTAGTGAGTTTTGGTTTTATAGTGAAATAAAGGATCGGGAGGATGTAGACTTCATTACCCTAACCTACCTAGACAATGAAGGCTTGTCAAAGAACATTGTAGAGTCTATTGAAAGCCGCAAGGGCAACAAGAACTGGTGGAAAGTATATGGATTAGGACAACTTGGTGACTTTGAGGGCAAGGTATATGTTGATTGGAAGATAATAGATGAGGTTCCCCACGAAGCTAGGCTAGAACGCTATGGGTTAGACTTTGGTTATTCTAACGATCCTACCACCATAGACGCTATATATCGGTATAACAATGGTTTTATCATAGACGAGATCACCCACCAGAAGGGTTTATCAAACAAACAAATAGCCGACATTCTAAACAACCTACCCAAAGCCTTAGTAATAGCAGATTGTGCCGAGCCTAAATCAATAAATGAGATTAGCAGTTACGGTGTCAGTGTGCTACCCTCCCTCAAGGGGCAAGGAAGTGTCTTAAAAGGGATTCAGTTTGTTCAGGATCAGCGAATAAGTGTAACTAAGCGAAGTGTTGACGTTCTTAAAGAATACCGCAACTACTTATGGCAGACGGATAAAGAAGGGAAAATAATCAACGAACCTGATGTTATATGGAATCACCACATGGACGGGATAAGATATGCTATTAACAGTTTACAACCCACAGATGATGTAATTGACCTGCCAGACGAATCTAAATTATTTAGTCAGGGATACTACTAATGATAATCCACGAAATTATAGTCAGAGAACACAATAAGCGAGTCCATGGAGACATAGATCAGGATATCCTTAGAAAGATGAACGGACTGTTTACCTTTGTAGTCCGCATTAACAATGGCAATATAGTAGACTATACTGCTTTGGAAAACGATAACTATGCCCGAAAACAAGTTTGAACAAGAACTATTAAAGTTTCATGCCATAGTGGAGAATGAAGCCCACCAACTAGGATATGGTACAATAACGTTCAATATCTTCTTAAAAGAAGGAATGCCACTTATTAAAACATTAAATGTAGTTCGCCAAAGAAGGCGAAAGTATCCTCAAAGAAAGGGGGAACAAGTATGTCAGTTAATAAGCATAAGCAAGTCATTTGTGACGTCACCGGGATCATCTTAGACGATGGGGTGACATTACTACCTGGCTATATTGAGATCAAGGATGGCAAGGTTCTCAAACACTTCTCTGACGACACTTACCAAGGCAACCCTTGGGAGCTACATAATCGGGTAGAGTACCGTAGGGTAGAAGAAGTGGGCGTGGCTAAGCTAAAAAATGGAATGCATTTCATAAATGCTGATACCTATAATAAAGTTATCCACAAGATACTAGACGGGGTTAGCACTTCAAACAAGTGATTGACAATAAATATAGTGTTATGTTATATTAGATAAGTTATCAAGCTGAAATAATAGACTTGTGACCGAAGGGAATTCCTTTGGTCTTTTTTTTATGAGTAAATTGACAGATTTAATACAGGGTAGAAAACACGCCGCTTACATGGCACTTTCAAACAAACGTGAGATGTGGGATGAGTACGAGAACATTTTTGCCAACAAACTAAGTGATGGAGTGTCAGATACTACTAAATCACAAGTCTTTGACCCCAGGCTAGCCACATTAGCGATAGAACGATCTAATCGGGTAATGGCCCAACTACAGACGGGGAAGGTACGTGGGGTAAGCAAGAATGACGAAGCCGGTGAGAAGTTAATGAACCTTGTTGTGGATAAATACGTCTTACCTAATGCTAACGCCCAATTTGACTTCCTAACCAAAATGAGGATGGTTGACCTATATTCTAATATATATGGGAACTTCTTTACCTTTATTGATTGGGATGTTAAAGAAAACGGATATACAGGTCCGGATACATGGCTACTAAACATTAGAGACGTATTCCACCAGGTAGGAGCAGCTTCCCTAGAGGACAGCGACTATGTTGTAGTCAGGACTTGGCGACCACTTTCCTACTTTGAATCCCTTAAAAAGAGCGATGGTTACATTAACGTTCCCTCTATTATCAAGAAACTAAAAGACACTGACGGGGACAAAGCAACTAGATCAAGTGACGACAAAACCCAGAGAGAGAACGAACAATACCCAGACGCCCAAGCTGCCAAGGACAAAGGCTTCTTTGAAGTCTTATCCATGTATGAGAAAGACCGTTGGATTGATATGGTAGTTGACGCTAACGAAGTGTTCAGAGATCAGGATAACCCTCACGACAACGGAGAGCTTCCAGTGGTTTGTAAACACTCTATCCCCTTAATTGATGACTTTCATGGTATGGGAGACTTTGAGCGGGGTAAATCCCTACAATATACATTGAACTCAGTATGGAATCTTTATTTAGACGCAGTTAAACTATCAATTTTCCCACCAACTCTTATTAACAAAGACTCAGTTGCAGCCGCTTCTAGTATAAAGATGAGTGCCGCTGCTAAGTGGTTGATGAGGGGTGACTTAAACAACGCTGCTAAGGTACTAAATCTAACACCACAGGGGATTAACACTTTTAACAACACACAGGGAGCCGTCATTGGGGCTTTATTGAATACTTTTGGCACTACGGATACATCAGTGAACGCAGACACCGATGCTTCCTTCGGAAAGACGCCACAAGCCCTTAAGATGCAGGCCGCTAGGGAGAGTACACGTGACAACGCTGACCGCTTCTACATGGAGCAATACCTTAAGAAAGTAATGAACCGCATGGTCAACCTTATTGGCAAGAACCAGAAAGAATCCATGCAAATCCGTTTATTTAGTGAAGAGATTGAGGAACTATCACAACAATACCCAGAAATGGAAGAAATGTATAACGAAAAGACAGGTAAGTTCTCTATTCCTAAGGGTAAGTTAAACATGGTTTACGACTATGAGATAGTCTCCGGCTCTACTTACGCAGTAGATCAGAAAGAACAGCAACAGAACCTAGTATCAATGATGGAAATGTATATGACTAACCCAGAACTAATAGAGCAGAAGTTCCAAGCAGAACAGAAGGAATTTAGACTAGGGGAGCTAATGACTAGGGTTATCTCTAACTCTGGCATTCAGGATTGGGATAAAATCATAGTAGATAAGAATGAAGGCGGAGAAGAGAACGCTGACCAGATAATAGAAACAGCTAATGAAAAATTCATGCAAGGACTACAAAACATTATGGGAGCACCGCAAGCGGTGAACCAAGTACCACCCCAACCTAGCTTATGAAAAACGCTGCCATAAAACCTGAATACTTCGCTGACATTAGGCAACTTCGCTCACTCAAGACTCAGGATAAAATAAAGGAAAAGGGATTAGACCCAGAAGAGGGACTACTTCACGCTTTAGCTGATACAGAGGGTTGGAAAATCCTTAAACAGTTTATTAACGATATTTCTGACGATTTAGATGATTTAACTAAAGTACAAATGGAAAAAGGGGCGACTACTTCAGAAATCGGGGCAACAGCAGTTACCGTACAGCTTTGCAAAGAAATATTAAGTAAAATACTAAACAAGGTAAACGATGCCTCAGAAACCATTGAAAAAGAAATCATCAAGGACTCAAAGAAATGAAACGCTGGACTTTAACAATCCAGACTTTGAATTTCTTCCGAAGGGTCGGCACATTTACAGACAAAATGGCCCATACCTTATCTGTAAGAGTTGCGAGCTTACGCACGCAATTTGGATTGGTATGGACAAGATTATGGTCGGAGAGGATAAAGAAGGTCAACCGATCTTAGAGCGTAGATAATTTGGACGGTGGTGTGGCAGGCACCACCCTTCAAGCTATTTAGCTTGGGTATTCTCATATCACCTTACGGGTATGTTTATAAAAAAGGAGGTTATATGGCCGATAAAGCCGAAGACCAACAGGCGTTAAAGAAGAGTGGGGAAGAGGCCACTCCTGAAGCTACGCCAGCTTTAGAAGAAAAAGCGACTGAGGAAGTTGAAGAAAGCCCGGAGGCATCCGAGCCAAAACCAACGGAAACAGAGGACGACAGTTCTTTAAAAAAACCTTCCAATAAGGGGGCGGAAGCCCGCATACGGAAGCTCACCAAAAAGGTGAAAAGAGCAGAAGGCCAAAGCAAGTCTTTAGCAGACAAGCTGGAGGTAATTACATCCCAATTCGGGAATCAGGAGCAAACTCCCACACCACCACCAGCAGCTGGACCAATCGTTCAACCCGGAGAAGAAATTGATGCAAATGAGTTTGAAAAGAGAATGACAGAGAGAGATCAACGCATTCTTAGAGAAGCTCAAAACATCGCTTCTTTTCAATCAAAGGTTGATAGGGTTGTGACCAACATAAACAAAGAAGCTAAGGAAGTGATAGTTGCCTACCCTGAGCTTGATCCTTCAAGTGAAACTTTTGATAAAGACCTATCTGACGCAGTTACAGAAGCAACGGAGGCTCAAGTGAGAAGTAATCCTACCGCTTCAGTCAAAAAACTTGTTGACAAGTTAATGAAACCCTATAAACGGGCTGTATCTGAAGAAGTTGGTAAAGCAAGGGAGAATTTAGCCAAGCAAGTATCTCAATCTGCTTTAAGGCCAACTCCTACACCGAAAGGTACTGAAACTAAGTTTGAAGACCTCTCTGAAGAAGAGATGGAGAGAGAACTTGGGACGATAAGATAGAGAACTACGAACTTGGCACCTGGGAATATTTTCCCAAATAGGAGGTGAATAAATTATGGCAACAGATTTAACCACTGGTACAATCACACCAGAAATGCAGACTTATTATGAGAAAGTATTTTTGGCACGTGCAGAATATCAGTTAGTATTGGAACAAGGTTCGCAATCACGCACTCACCCAAAAAATGAGGGCAAGACTGTAAACTTTACTCGCTATGAACCCCTTACGGTTCTAACTACGGCTATTACTGAGTCCTGTAATCCGACTTTATGTTTGATTACTGCTTGTACAGTCGCAGTGACCCTAGCCGAGTACGGTATGTCACTCAACGTTTCTAAGCTCTTGAGCTTAACTTCCATTGACTTGAACATGAAAGAGAAAATTGAGTTGATTGGTCAGAACATGGGAGAGACACTTAACCGTTTGTCAAGAGATAGTGCACTAGCTTGCGGTACCGAATACGTACCTAACAATCTAGATACCGCCTGTGTAACCGCAGCCGGCCACAACCTTGGAGCTTCTTGTATTAGAGAAGTCACCAGAACCTTGGAAATTGCTAAAGCAATGACCTACGAAGACGGGATGTACTTGGGTAAAACCCCTCCCCAGAATAAATACCAATTACTCGGAGACAGCACTTGGATTAACGCTAAGAGCTACTCTGACGTAAAAGGCTTATATAAAGGAGAAATGGGAGAACTTTACCAGGTGCGATGGCTATTGAACAACGATGTCGCTTCTCAAAATGGAGATACTAACACCAAGGGTTCTTCAGTCGTTTTGTATCATACCTACGTTCACGGTAGAGACGCCTTTGGTACTTATGACCTAACCGGTGATAAGCCAAGGCTTTATATTTACACAGGGATTGATTCAGGTAACCCAGCAGGAAGGAATAACAAGATTTCATGGGCAGGAGCCTATGCAGCTCAAATTCTAAAATCCGACTGGATTTCTTTGATGAAATGTACTTAATGTAGAAGTTCTAGCCGCCCTCTTTCTCAGGGGGCGGCAGGACTAGAAAGAAAACTATGTCAAATAGAGATTATGACTTACAACAATTAAGAAATGAATATAAAACCGCTTCAGGGCGGGATAGGCAGGAAATTAAAAAAGCTGCCGAGAAGATTAAGCGTGAGACAGGGGCAGTAAGAAGCATGAGAGACGCATTGATTAGAGAACACAGACACGGAAGAACAGAGAACGTCAAAGACATTCACGATTATATGAAAAAGAAGGGTAAATACAACGATTATGCCTGATACAGTATTTCGCACACAAGCACCAGAGCCCGCACCAGAAGCCCCTAAAGCCAAAGAGCCAGGGGACACCAAGGTTCCCGGTGGATTGGTTGATATTGAATCACCTTACCTAGATTATGAGGCAATTAACGGACAACCCTATTTAGTAGAACACTACAAGTTGGGGGATACATGGCAAGAACCCGTAGGTGGTTTTCCCGAAGAGCTATCCGTTATTCAAGATTATGTAGAAAATGAGATTAAGACGGGCAAGATGGGTAATGATGTTACCTCAGTTAAAAACCTACTTAAGAAAGCAGAGAAGATGACAAACACCAAAGAAGAGACTAGACTAACAGTAAAGCTACCAATTATCGCAGCTTATATGAAATTTTTAATGGAGGAGGACAAGATTAAGTTCAACGCCCAACGTTATGCCCACTAAACCAACATCATTTATAGAAAACTCAGAACAAGCAATTCAAAATTCGTCTTTTGATAAGGATTTTGGAGTATCGGTGTCAGAAATTCTAGGGTATGACCCCGATGCTGGAACGCTTAATAGGATCAAAGTAAACTCAGACGGAGAGCTTATTGCCAACCTTGAAACAGCTGACATTGAAATAGGGGCAGTAGAGATTAAGGATGCTACAACTGATACAAGAGCGGTGGTTGGAGCTAACGGACTTGAAGTTTTACCTAATGAAGTACCTCCAA